TTCTTCTGTAGAAAATGCTAAGAAAATGTTAAGCTTACTACGACAAAAGCATAAGGAATTAGTATGAATCAACCTATAGGTAAAAGTTTAGCCGAATTTCATAGTGTATTTGGCTGTAAAAGAAATCAAAACTTTAAAAATAACTCAATTGAAGATGCAGAATTACTTGTATTAAGAAAAAATTTAATAAAAGAGGAAGTAGAAGAGGTTTTTGAAGCAATTAAAGAATCGCATGAAGCCCATGTACTTAAAGAGCTTGTTGATGTCGTGGTTGTTTGCGTTGGTATGGCCGATACTTATGGTTGGGATTTTGACACTGCTTTTAAGCGTGTCCACGAGTCTAATATGTCTAAGCTTGATGATGACGGTAAGCCAATTTATAGAGAAGACGGGAAGGTTATTAAGTCTAAAAACTATAAAGCCCCTTATTTAAGCGATTTGGTATAAATAAGGCATTTTTTACTTGACAAAAACTAAAAAAAGACTACAATGGTATAATGATTTAACTCTAGAAGCTTTTTATGATAGTTTATGTAATTATAAAGCTAAAATAAAACTTCCTCACCATGATGTAGTTTATGTACGAGCAGCTTTGCGGGAAAGAACAGGCAAAACCTTTTCTTATGAGCAGGTGCACAATGCGCTAAAAGCTGAAGGATGGAGTAGAGATTGATGGGTGAAGTAATAGAAATTAAAAATCTTAAACCTGAAGAAGACACACTAATTTTGTGTGAAATGTGTGACGTAGAAGGCAGACTAAGCTTAACCTTTTTTGTATATGAGGACGGCACATTCAAATGTACGAATTGTGGCTCCTCTTATGTATTTAATGCATGATTGATGGAACTTCTATGTTAATAAATGATGAAGTACATGCAGTAATGGATAAACAGAATATACAATACTGTGAAGATTGTGGAAATAAGTACGATACTAATACTTATGATTTTGTAATTAATTCATATGGTCAATATGTATGCGGGGCTTGTGCCGATTATATGGAGTAGTATACTATGGCAGGAATGCTATATGTAAGATATATGCAATATACTAATACTCAAACTATTTATGAGGAGGAACTAATGCTAAAAATGATTAAACAGTTAGTTAAATATGTAGCCCTTGTACCCATCACTATTTTAGAATGGGTTATGTGGCCTATAGCCAAAATACATGCAGGGCTAAATGCAGCTTCTCAATGGCTTAAACGGGTAGGACAATGAAATGCAAGTTACTGCGTTGTGGAACCTTATAGAGCTTATATGGGCTATATTAAGGAATTAGATTAAAGGGGAATAGGGTATGGCAAAATTAGATATACCAGCTACACCAAATCCAAGAGGATATAGTAGTTTAGATAGAGCCGCAAAAGTTGCAGATGAAAATGCTATGCAAGTTATGGAGCGTGGTGGTAGATTTTTTGTAGTGCAAGAAGAGTTTGATCCAGAAGCCTATTTTGATAGTGCAAGAAAAGTACGTCAAATGATGGATAAAAAGATGATCAATATACACAAAAGACAAATGAAGAAAGAATTAAAACCAAAACAAAACAAAGGTGGTCTACCTAAAAAGCCTAAGTTTATGAAGGGTGGTTCCTATAAAGGTAAGTCCCATATGTACGCCGCTGGTGGTATGGTTAAAGAACTAAAAATATAAAGGAATTGTACTATGGGTAAAAAGACAGAGGGTAAATTTAAAAAAAGAGAAGGAATGGCTACTAAACAAGGGGCTGTACATAAGTTAAAAGCCAAATTGAAAAGCCAAGAAAAGGCTTTGAAAAAAGCCCAAGCCGAGCATCATCTAACAGACGATAGTGTTTCTAGAAAAGCAGTAGAGTCTTTGCGGGAAAAAATAAATAACACAAAAGATAGTATAATTAGTTTTCAGATGAAACCTACAGGCAAATCATCTACCGTGAAAGGGCTGCGTAAACTTTCGATGGCAGGTGATTATGATTTCAAAAGTGGTGGGCTAGTCCAAAAATCTAAAATGACAAAAGGTGGTTCCTATAAAGGTAAGCAACATAATTATGCCACTGGTGGACTAGTCAAAGAACTAAAAATGTAAAATAGTACTACCCCAGTAACATGGTTTTTGCACACATAGCACCAGTTGCATTTTTAATACTAGGACTAGCTTTTGTAAATCTAATGACTAATATAACAGCATTAGTAGCAAATAAAATACAAGTTAAATTTTATTGGCCTCATACAATATTCTGTTTTATAACTTTTTTTACTATGATATTGTTTTGGTGGACTTGTTATCCCTTAAATAATTTAAACTTTTTTCCTAATAGCGATTGGAATTTATTTACATATTTATTATTTTTAGCAGTTCCAATGCTTATGTTTATGATCTGTGAAGTAATTACACCACATAATACGACTGATTATGTAAAGGCAATTGACCTTAAAGAATACTATTACAAATATCATAGAATTATATTAGGTCTGGCATGGACTTTACAAGTATGTCTTCTTGGTAATTTTTTTGTATTCTACGCTGAAGAGTATTATTCTGTTAAAGTATTAGGTAGAGTTATTATGCTTATTACTATGTTACCATTAATAATTTCTGCTAATAGAAGACTACACGAAATTGGTATGGCAATCTTTTTTGTGGGATTTATTTATATAATTATTAAATATCATATTTGGAATGTTTATTTTTAACACGGTATAAAAAATATAAGGAGTACGTAATATGCCTACAGTACATTTTCCTTACACAAAAAAGGGAGAGCAAAATGCAAAAGCTGCCGCTAAAGAATATGGCGGTAAATATGTAAGTGATAAAAAGGACAAAGCTGGCGGTGGAGCATCCATTATGATTGCTGTAGGTACACCAGTTAAAAAGAGAAAGAAATCCCCTGCTAGGAGAAATAGCAAGGCACATAAAAAATGAACGATATCGAGCGAAAGAATGAAATCGATATTGTACAGATTCGTGGTGAATTGAAGCTACTGGCTGAAAAGATAGATGTCATAAAGACAAATGATCTTTATCACATTCAGAAATCAGTAGATGGTGTAAATAAGATTTTATGGGCCGTTGGACTTCTTATTCTTGCTCAACTGGCTATGGGAATTAAAATGGCTATCTTTGGTTAAAGTAATGCAAGCAAGTGTATCTTTTAAATGGTCTGAACTAGAATGTAAGTGCGGTTGTAAGACAAGATATGTACAAGATGAAGCTATAAATAAATTACAAAAACTAAGAGATATTTTACAAAAACCAATGATTATAAATAGTGCAGCACGTTGTCCTTTGCATAATGTGCGAGTAGGGGGTTCACCAAAAAGTCAACATAGGTCTACGAAACAAAGTCCCTCTACGGCATTTGACATTTCATTAAGGGGTTTAACTAAAGAAGAAGTAATTAAAGCAGCAGAATTTGCTGGATTTAAAGGTGTGGGAGTAAATTATAAAAGCTTTGTACATGTAGACAATCGTAAGTACTCTGCAACGTGGTAAGGAGAATTATATGTTTGATATGATAGCTTCAGTATTAACTGGCGGTGCTACTGGTATTATAGGTAGTTTAATTGGTACTGTAGGTCGTTATTTTGAAACTAGGCAAAAAATAAAACAGATGTCTTTGGAGTTCGATCAAGAATACAAATTACAGGAATTGCAAATCTCCTCTAGAAAAGAGGAGCTTGAAAGTGAAGAAGCCATTGCACGTATGGAAACAAATGCAGCTATGAAGACAGCTTCCTATGCACATGATGCTTCATATGGACCTGCATCTGTTACGATAGCCTCTATTCTTCGTTTTGTACGTCCAGTTCTTACGTTTGTGTTATTGGGCTTTGTCGTATATATCTTTTGGCAAGCAAATGACGATAAAGCACTTGTATTTGATTTATCAAACCAGATCATGTTCCTGACTACAACTGCTGTAGCATGGTGGTTTGGAGATAGAAGCTTTAGAAAATGAGAGAATTAACCACAAAACAAAATACGTTTCTACAGGTATTGTTCGATGAAGCTGGAGGAGATTCATCTAAAGCTAAAGTATTGTCTGGCTATAGTGAAGCTTCAAGTACTTCAGAGATTGTACGTTCATTGAAAGATGAAATTCTTGAACTTACAAAAGAGTATCTTGCAGTGAATGCGCCAAAGGCAGCTAATGCTTTAATCAATGTACTAGATCATCCTGCTGAATTGGGCAACCAACATAGACTAAATGCAGCTAAAGAGATGCTGGATCGTATTGGTATTCAAAAAACAGATAAGGTAGAAGTATCTGCTCCACAGGGCATCATGCTGCTTCCACCAAAAGAACACGGCCTACAGTAAAGGCAATTGTAGTGGCATATAAAAAAGGAGACTACAAAAAATACCATAAAAGTAAACGCATGAAAAAAGAACGTGCGAAAAGAAATAAGAATAGGCGTGAAGCAGAACGTAAGAAAAGGGTTAAAAAGGGTGATGGTAAACATATAGACCATAAGGACGGTAATCCTAGAAATAATACAAAGGGTAATTTAA